GTCCATTAGTTTGACCCATATTATTGCCGTTATGACTTACTTGCCAATAATATTGATTATTTTGTGGGTTCCACGCCACATAATCTCCTGCTGGATAAGTATAGGTTTGACCCTGTTTTATAATGCCACCAGAACTTCCTGCCGTAACAGTTGCAGTTCCAAGTCCCGTCACATGTCCATAATTGTCTAAGGTAACGTCTTGAATGAATGTATTCCCACTATTGTTAGAGCTACCTTGAGAACTCACATCTTGGTGATTTAAAGTGATTGATGTAGCGCCACCGTTTGTAGTAAACGTCCCGCCTCCTGTAAGCACATCCCCTGCAGTTATTGTAATGGTGCTATTGTTTACAGTTGGTGATGATACCTGACTTTGTATGTAAGTATTTATGTCAGCCATACTTACTTGTTTCATCACACCGTTATCATTAAACACAATGCTGTCAGATGCGGTAACCGTAGTAGACGTTGCGCTTGTATTCCCGTCAATTACATTAAGCTCTGCGCCTGTAGTTGTTACGGCTGTTCCGCCTAGAACAAGTGATGATATTGAACTGCTGTCTGTAAGGTTAACGCACTCGTCACTACCATCAGCAAAGACAACGCCAAAGCCACCATTAGGGACATCTGCTGTTACAGCGCCAGAGCCTTGTGTGAATGTGACGGTTTGGCCTGTAGAATTCTTAACGTAGTATATCTTTTGAGCATCTGCAGGGTCTACTGTTATTGTATGAGTGGCTGATAAAACACCACCTAAGAGTAACACCCTATACTGACCATCTGAGGTGGCTCCGTTTGCTGTTGTAATCGTACTAGATGTACCCGTTAGAGTTAAGGAGACAACACCATTAACAGTGCGGTCTAAGATGTCCATATTTGTGTTTACGGTTGTACCCCAACTTCCAGACTGCTCGCCATTGCCGGGTTTTTCTATACCTGTGTTTGTTGTAAAAGTACTTGGCATGTTATGTTCCTATGCTGCGTCTAATATGGTTCCACCCTCAAATTCTGGGATATTGTCTAGTTGTTCATCAGTATACACATCTTCTATCGGCGCGTCTATAACTACTGGTGTGTATGGGTCTAGAGGCACTCCCTCCTGTATGTGTATAGCATAGAAATCTAGCTGACTATACAGCCTTACCTGACCAACAGAAGTTGTTAATTCAAACCCTGTAGATGGTATTGATACATCAATGATAATATCTGGATCGCCTAATGCGGCTCCTGCTTGTACACCAGAAACATCTACATTAACTACAATTCTAATATCTGGTGAGCCTACGCCACCTGTTGCTGATACTCCTGTTGGGGGTACATTTGCGGCTGCTATGACCGTGTTATCACCAATAGATCCTGTTGCGCTTACACCGCCTGTAGATACGTCTGCGTTTGCTTCTACAGTTACTGCGCCAGAACCTGACGTTGCAGAAACTCCTGATACAGGTGCGTTTGCTTCAGCATCTACACTAACAGAACCCACGATACCGTCGTCGATAAGACCTATAGTTGTGGCTGTCGCCGCTGCACTAATAACCACAGAGCCAACAGAAGTTGTACCCGATACCCCTGTTGTCGCAAAGTTAGCCGAACCTGCAAAATTAGCTATACCAACCTGACCTGCACCTGCTACACCAGTCGCTGTTACATTAGCAATACCAATTGCCGTTACACCACCAACGCCTGAGTTAGCTGATGTGCCTGTGCTTGGTACGTTTATAGTTGGAATAGGTGTTACTGTGCCAACAGCAGAAGTACCTGCAGAACCCGTTACAGCAACACTAACACTTTTAATAGGGATTGGATCTGCTAATGCCGCTCCTGCTATTGGGGCAAAGCCTAGCATCTAGTCAGCCTCTTCTATGGTGTTACCCTCTGCCACCCATTCAAGAATAGCGGCGTAGTGGCGGTTGGCGGGGTCTATAGGAACAAAACAAACCTCTCCATCAACAGTGGCTTTTATGGTTTCTTTTTCCCCTGTAGGCGTTGGACAATATTGTGCTGATGTAATGTTCATATTTTATAACTCCGCATCGGCTTTGAAATTATAACTAAAACCATAAATACTACCTGTCAGATAGTCATGAACCATAAAATATTCTTTTTTTGCCGATATTCCATAAGGGGTTTTGTTATTAGAAGAAGCTCCTGCATTTGATGTAAAATGAGTTATTTTACCCGCTGTAGTGCCATCGTGTGTCGTGACAGTAGGAGCAGTTCTCATATTACTAGGTAAACTAGTTTGATGCCACTCCCATGCATTGACGCTTTTGATATAAGAAAAATACTTTATACAATCCGCAGCTGTGCTAGTGTCAGAAGTACCAAACTTTGAACTTTGAAAGTAATACCTATGACACCGTGCAAGCTCATCACCAAATGACCGATGCTCGAACGGTGAAGCCTGTGACCCAACTTCTAATTGACAGCCAGTAAGATACCATTCGTTACTAGCGCTGTCCATAAAGTTAACTTGATTGGAAGTAGCTGCATAGCTTGCAGATTGTATCCAAGAATCAGCAGATACGTGATCAGTTGAACCACACGCTAACCACCAAAGAACTCTGAAACCGTCACCTGTCATAGTGTCTATAGTTTGCGCTGTTAAACCGGGAAAAGTTAATATTTTTTTCTCCCAAGTATTTGCAGCACTAATTGTATACTCTTTTACATGACCGTATTGATTGCTGCCCCCATAATGATTAGTTTGTAATTGGCAACAATAAACACCAGTTTTATTTGACCTTACCCAAAAGGATAGTGTTACAGATTTTGCTGATGAAGTTCCGTATGCTAGATGTTGGACGTCTTGTCCTTCTAGCTTTTGTGCTATTCCACCATTATGACTTCCCGAAGGAGTTTGTACAGTGTCGGCCTCTACTTTTAAACTATATTTAAAACCTTGACCAGTTGGCACTGTCGTAGACTGACTAAGTGTAGTATCTAAATTAAAGCCACTTCCAATAGGTATATGCCATCTATCAGTCAAATAAATAACATTACCTGCGCTAGAAAAAGAAGTGCCTCTTTGTGCTACCTCATGTTTTCCGTTATAAAGTAAATTTCTATTCCCAAGTTGTCCTTCTCTAGGAAGATTGTCTGCAAGTTTTCGTGCGTTGCTCATGTGTTCCTCCTAACCTAGTAAATAGCCGTTAATTTGCGTGTAAAAGTTGACGTTGTTGTGAGTGTCATAAACCGCACCTACAAGACTTACATAATCATTTGCTGCTAGGCTAATTAGAAATGTGCCAGTAAACATATCGTGTGTAGCAGAAGCTCCTCCTAAATAATGTGCAGAATGATACTCATGTGACTGAGAATTACTCCCGTTTTTATAAAGCCTTACCCCAAACGCTCTAATACTATTATATATATTAGCTTGTATAGCGTAATGAAAAACGTAGTACCCTGTTACTGGAACTGTTAAATTATTTCCAGACCTTGTTAGGTTTCCTCTTGAAAAGTTAGTTGTACCCAACACCATAGTTGTAGCTGAAGCTGCTGAAGAAAAAGTTTGAATAGCGCTACTAGAGGCCAGTATTGATGGCTGATTAGGCATTGTCACCCGACCTGCACTGTCGTAAGCCATAGCTGTTCTTGTGCCATCACTTCCAACTTGCTTAAAAGAAAGACCAGTTTGTGCAGATGCAAGAGCAACATTCGCTCGATGTGTGCTAATATGATTGTAACCTAAAGTCATAAATTGATTAGTATCGTCTGTTCCACGAAGTAATCTAAGTCTGTCGTTAGTAGTTGCACCGCCTTGAAGGTCTAACTGATAATTAGGACTTACTGTTCCTATACCTAATTTAGTGTCTATAGTAAGATCACCACTCATGGTATCGCCAGAAGCATTGACGTATCTCGTATCGGCTGCTGCTTGGTTGAGTGCATCACCAACGCTAAACGTATTGTATGCAACAACTTCTATCTCATCACCTGCTGCTGCACCTGATGTAAGTGTTACTGCTGATCCGTTGCTTGTGTAGTCTACTGTTTCATCTAAGAGCAAGCCATTCATAAACACCTGTATAAATCCCTGTGTATGGGATATAGTAAAGGCTGTCTGTCCTGCAGTAGCTGTAAACGTAGTGCTGCTAAAGTTGCCAGAACCTATGAGGTTAGCCACATCTCTTGCTCTTGTCATGTATTTCTCCTAACCTAGTAAATAAACTGACATGCCACTATAACCAGTGCTAGAATGTGGTTTTACATAGGATGAACTGGGATTTACATAATAGTAAAAAGTATCATTTGCACTAGCATCAAATACAACAGTACAACACTGAGTTGCGTGGGCATGGTTTGAATTTGTTGATGACCAACCATATTGAAGAACAGATCCATTATATCCAACTCCCATACCTAAATAACCATCGGACGCTTTGTATCCACTAAACGCTGTAACATGGTAGGTTCCAGCAACAGGACAAGTAAAATTACCAGTGCTGTTGTTAAAATGGCTACCATTGTTTCTAACTATGGATGAAAATGTAGCTCTGTCTGTGCCACTAACATTAGCAGAATAACCTCTAGCAAAAAAGTGAGGTGTATTAGGTTTTGTCAGACGACCAGAAGCGTCAATTCTCATATGCTCTGACCCATCTACGTCAAAAGTCATAACACTATCATTGTCATCATTATCAGCGTCTGCTTTAAAACTTACCTCGTTACCATCTACTCTCATAGCAAACTCAGTGCCAGTAGTAGAAGATACATTTAGTATATCACCATTAGAACCACTAACGGACAGACCACCGTTAACACTAACAGCACCAGTAAACGCAGCGCCAGTTGTATTTGCTAAAGGTATCCAAGCACCAGCGTGAGCATAGTAAGCTAGACCTGTAGCGTGTACATGAGCAAACATACCATGATAAGTTGATGCGCTGGGTAGGTCTGACAGTTGAGCATACAGGTTTGCGTATGTAATTTTGTTAGCACCAAAATCTACATCACCAGTAAACGTACCGCCTGTAGCAGGTACATAGTTACTGTCAGGTATGTTAGTCTCAAACGATACAATGTTAATAACGTCATTCAAGTTAGCTGCAGTTGCTAGTGTGACTGTACCAGTACCAGTTGTGGTAAAGTCGCTATCGTCCATGAGAATACCGTTGACGTACACTTCTATCTGTCCAACAGTAAAGGCTAATACTTTACCATCATCATCAGCACCAGTGAACGCTGTCTGACCCTGCGAAGCAGTGTAGTCAAACTTAGTTCTGCCAAATGATCTTATGTCTTTAGGTTCAGTGCCTATGTAAGCCATTGATATTCCTTACTCTGGTTTTAATTCTTCTATTTCAGAGGCTTTCTTAACAACTTTGAGATCATATGCTTGAGTGACCTGTGCGTCTTCTCCTGTTGCGATAGCGATACCATTTGCGTTGCAGTGAGCCACAAGAGCCGCAATGATCTCATCTTTTGCTATTCTAGCTCTGTTAGTCAAAGCATTGTCAGCCCAATCTTGTGGACTAGCGGCTGCATATTCTAGACACTTTAGTTCTGTGTCGGTTAAACTTACTGTAATATCTGGCATTTTAATCTCCTATGATGGTTTAGTAGGCCAAGTAACATCATCGAGGCTAGTCGCGCTTTTGGTTATGTCACGCAATTCTTGACGATAGGTTTTCCAAGCGTCAGACATGGTAACGTCAGAGTTACCCATCCAATCGGTTTCTGCTATTCTACGGTTACGCTCTTCACGTAGTAACCTCATAGGTTCTGCTGCTACAAGCTCATCTTTTTTAGCTTTGACTTTATCCCACGTTGTACCGAAGTGCGCTGGGTCTGAACTTTCTATGGCAGTGCCGTTAGCGTCTGCACCCATAACTTTACGAAACATTTCGTTAAACTCTGCTTCAGAGGTAGGCTCACCTCGTAACACCCACTCGTCTACGCCTAGTTCTGTTAATGCTGTTGCTATATCTGTCATTTGTTTATCCTATTAAATATCCACAAAGAAATGCGTAACTTGGATCTGCATACCAATCTGTAGAATTAGTGGTATTGAGTTTTGCAGTCATATTTACTTGATCACCAGTTGATAATTCGTAAGTTAATGATGCTCCTGCCGTAGTTCCTTGTGTGCGGTTATTTACAAAAGTAACGGCTGAACCATTTACTTTTATTCTAAGTTGACATTGAGTAGTATCATCATGGTAAAGCTGACCATAAAAAAAGTAGATCCCATTACAAGGAGCTACAAATCTGTAATTACTTGTATCCCAATGGCTACCTACATTATGTTGAGTAGTGTCAAAAGGCATTACGTTTTCATTTGTATTACCAAAACTTTGCCAACTAGAAGCAGAGCTATGAGCTTTAAAAGCTGGTCTTGCTGGAGTAAGCATTCTACCAGTGCTATCTATCGTTAACCCAGTAGCACCACCAGTATTCTGTATCGTATCAACTTTTAAGATAGAACTCATTGGGCTATCTCCATTGCAATAATGCTATGCCTTGTTCCACTAGAACCAGCTATTTCAATATTTGTACGAGAGTTGCTTGTTTTTGCATATAATTCATAAGACACCGCACTTGTCGTAGCAGGACTATCCATATAACTTATATGAAGTGAACCTCTTACAGCAGTACTAGGAGTTGCTCTAATTGAACCAAAGCCATATGAACTATGTCCTAAATTTGTTGAGTCTCTATAAAGGCTATAATATACTTGGTCACCGTTGGTGGCATCATTGTTATTAGCAGAACTTGATATTACAATCATAATTTTACTTGTACTAAACTTTGGTGTAATACTAACATTTAAACCCGTACCAGTAAAAGTTGTGCTTGTTGTAGTAAATAAACGTGAAGAAGAGGTGTGAGCATCACTAACAACCTGAACAACATGACCAGCAATATGCACCCCATTACCACTAGTCTTTTCGTTTATGGTGTCTACCTTTAGGATGCTCATTGTTTGATCTCCTGAAGTAACATAAAACCTTGACGACCATAAGTAGGATTGTTAACTCGTATTCCTGTTACATTTGTACCTGTTCTACCATATTGAACAGAATATACTAAAGCATTAGTAGTATTTGCAGTATCTATATATTGTATTGTACTATCCTGCATAAATCTTGCAGTTCCATCAACGGCATACAAGCCCGGCTCATAATTATCGCCTGATAATACTACAGTGCTATCTCTCAAAAGTTTGATTGATGCAGCCCTCCATGTACTGTTATTTCCAGACTGAACATAAACATGATTTGTAGTGTTTACATGTATTTTGCTGTTTGAAAATTTTGGTGTAATAGAAAGGCTGCCAATGCTAACGAAGCTTGTTCCAGTAATGTGAGTATCAGTAGTAAATCTTACATGTACTGTTTGAATAATTGACCCAGTAGGCATATCATCATGCCTTATATTATCTGTAACCTCTAACGTCTGACCAGTGGGTATAATAACTTTATTGGCATTACCGCCAGAGCTAAGACCTTTTAGATTTTCTACGTGTAAAGTACTCATATGATTGTCAAGTTCCCATTAACTGTAAGCGTTATGTTTGACGCTATTGTTAGAGGTCCATTACAACTAGCATTGTGTGAGCTAGGTATTGTTGTGTCTGTACCCATAGTCTGATCATTAGTCTGAAACAACGCTGTCTTAGTTGTGTTCTGTGTTGTATCAAACAGTGTAGCTCTGATACTAGCTGCAAATGTACCACCGCCTGATAGTGTGGGTGCATCTGCTACGCTGAATATGTTGTGAGCTATAATAGTAATCTCATCGTCTAGTGCAGCTGCTGCGCCTAATACAACTGTAGTTCCTGTGGTAGCTGTGTAATCGGCTGGCTGTAGCAATATTCCATTCTGGTATACATCGACTGAACCAACGCCATAAACAGCATTAAATGTGGTTTGTCCAGCAGTAGCTGTAAACGTATGCGCTCTTCTTGTACCTTCGGTTAGCGTCTGTCCTATGTATGCCATTACTCTGCCTCCAATGCCGTTAGTCTAGCTTCAATGCTAGTCAGTCTTTGTTCTGTTGCTGCACCGATAAACGCTAATAACTCTGGGTATCTAACGCCCATTCTTGTGCGCTCTGTTGCGCCCTCTGGTGCTTCATCTTTTGTGTCGTAATGGTCAGTGCGTGTGTAAGCGTCAGCAGCTTCTATGCCTTTTTCTTCGTCTGCCTCAACAGCAGCAACCTCAACATCTTTTGTCCACCAAGTATCAGAACACCAAAAAGCATACTTGCTTGCGTCTAATCCTGCATCTGTCATTGCTGTTTGTACTTGCTGTGCAACCACACCAGTATGTGTTCGAGCATTATCACCCTTTTCGGCAACTTTGTCTTTCCATTTGAAGGTCTTGAATAGTTTGCTGATAGCTGTTGCAGCAGTAATCTCTGCGCTAGTTAGTGACGCTATGTCTTGTTTTTCATTTTGGTCTGATGTTTGGATTGTGCCATTGGTGGCAAAGATGTCATCAAATCTTGCATCACTACGACCTAAATCTATTGTGTTATCTTGACCTGTTGAAGGTCTTATCTTATCACTAGAAAAAACCAAAACCCTACTTCCACCACTCCATTCTAAAAGAAGGGTTGTTTGTGCTTGTACTGTGAAGTTAGTTCCACT